GTGTAGAAATCCTTAAAGGTATCAAACTCAGAGTGATCGAGTTTCTTTTGTCCAAGTTCTACACTAGCAATATAGTCCAAACGATATGATTCTTGTGCCTTATAAGTAAACTTCTTATAAAGATTAAGATAGTCTAACTGAGTAACACCACCAACATCATATGCAATGTTCTTACGTCCAGCAATATAAACTTCTTTCTCTGTCACCAATCCCCAAGGTGACATTCTTCTCATCAACTTAGTACCAAGTATTCTATCAAGACGACGACAAAGATATGGAATATCATATAACTCACTATTCCATCCAGTAATAACTTCTGGAGTATTATCCTCAATCATCCACCAATTAATAAAATCAGTCAAGAGTTCATACTCAGTTCTGAATGCTTTATACTTTACATTCTTTTGTTTATTATTGAATGGACCTAAACCCCACGTAAGAATTTCTTTTGTATTATAATCCTGTAATGTAATAAGAAGTATTTCTTCAGCAGCAGATTCTACATCAGGGAATCCATTCTCTGATTTAACCTCTATGTCAATTGTGGTTATCTTTATCTGGTTTGTGTCAAACTTAATTTCTTCAGAAGGATACTTCTCAGAAATATACTGATAGATATATCGATCATTACCATATATTTTAAAATTCTCTACACCATCATACTTCTTTATAAACTCACGACAATCACGAACAGAACCAGGTTCAATTGATTCAACATATTCACCTTCTAATGTTTTATATTTCGTTCTATTTTTAGAAGGAACAAAAAGGGTTGGATAAAACTTCTCACGAGTTGCAAAGTGTTTTCCATTCTCAACACCACGAACCAAGAAGTTGTCTCCAACCATCTGGACGTTAGTATAAAATCTCATTACGAAGTTAATTCAATATACTTGTCTATAACTGTACCAGTAGGATCTGCAATTGTCAAGATATCTTCAGCACGAATCATAAACTCGGTTTGATTTGTAACATCAGCCTTCCAAGGTTTCATGTCATCCAAACTATTGAATACTAATGGATTAATCAACTTACAATTAGGATCACCAATCTCAGCATCCGTTTCTACAATTTCAGTTATAAGAACATTATCAGTGTCAATCAAAACACACTTAACTACTTTGTCCATTTACCTTCTCCTCATACATTTTTACTACTGATTCTAATGGATCCACTACAGTCACAACCCAATCTGTAGGAACAACAACTTCTTTATCTGCAGATAATATAATCCAAGGTGATAGAGTAACTTCTACACTATTATCATCTTGTTCTTCAGTTAAAAGTAACGGTTGTGTAGAAACAACTTTATGTGGTCTTGTAAATAGATAACCACGAACCTTTTCTTCCGATACCAATTCTTTAGCATCAGCAATGACTTGCTCACCAGACTTAAGTACGGCTAATTTAATCGACATGATAAAACATTTCCTTTACAAATTATACCAATAAAAAAGGGTTCCGTCAAGGAACCCATTTGATCCATCTCGAACCAATTTTATTTATAGATACTCTTTCCGAGCATGATGTTCTGGAACTATCTTCTTCAACTCCACGGTGAGGAGTCCATCTGTAAACTCGACGGATCCAATCTCCGTATCGTCTGAGACCGTCCAAACTCGTTTAAAACTTCGTTGGGCCAATCCTTTGTGGACAAACGTTCCATCAACTTCCGATTCTTCTTTTCTGCCTTCAACATATAACTGTCCAAACTCCGTGAAGACTTGTAACTCATCTTTCTTAAACCCTGCAAGTGCGATCTCCAATTTTGATTCATGATTATTTAATTGTATCAAGTTGTATGGTGGATAATTTGATTGTGGGAAGTCTGTATTAAAGAATCGGTCTAGGTAATCATCCATTCCTATTCCATTCTTTTGAATCCTTTCCATTAATTCTGGAAGGTTAGCTGAGTGATAGCGTTGTAGTGCGTTCATGATTCTCCTTAAATAAGCGAGTGTAAGTGTTGTCCCCGAAGGCGACACTACTATTTAATCACATATCTTATTTTGGAGCATCGGTTAACTCTATAAGTTTGGTTCGGGTATCCTTCCAATCTTTAACATGGTAGGAATAACCGCCCCTTTTCTTTACTGCTTCCCCTAAAGAATAATCATTACCACCTTCCTCCATTCTATCACCAAAGAAATATAATTCATCCTTTTCATCAAAGTCTCTTAATATTTGACTCTTATCACTACCTAAAGGGCCTAAATCAAGACCTGTTTGGCCTCCTAATGCTACTGATAAATCTGGAAATGTATTTCTAAGTCTATCTGCAATAGCCTGTCTGTCACCATGCTTCTTATCCCATTCAACATATTCTTTTCTTCCTGATGAGGGATCTTTACCTCTACCTAAAATACTAAAATTAACTCCACCTGGTCTTCTCTCAATATGAACTCCATTACGAATAGGGAATTTACTAAAATTTAATTCATCTTGGAGAAACATTTCAACTTCCTTTGGCAACTCCCAATCATCCCTATAAACATTTATATCCTTTTCATAAGCATCACTACCAGAACAATTATAAACTCGTTTAGCTGTATATAATATATCTAATCCCACCTGCTCTACAGTCTTTTGCCTGTCACTACCAGTGACCAGATAAACATCATGCTGACGACAGAATATAAGAAAGGGTGCCCAAAACTCATGTTTAATTTTTTTTCTACTGGGAGTTATTGTCCCATCAATATCAAATAAATATTTTTTCATTGATCAAACAAAGCATGTTTTGATGTGCCAGCATTATCATTAGATATATCACCTATTCCAGTTTCTTCCGTTTCTTCTAAAGTATATTCCCAATCTTCTATTACAGTATTTGATAATAATCTATCAGAAAGAAGATCCATTTGTTCTCGTGCCACCTCTTCACTTTCTGCATCAAACCAAAAATCAATTGCCTTACCAATCCTCAACAAATGTGGTTCAAGATCAGGAGCAACTCTTTTCGTATTATTCATTACTGCATTACCAGCAGCATCTGATACAGATCCTCTTAATCTCACAAAAACTAATGCTTTAAATCTCATTTTAATTAATAATCAAATTCATCCAGTATATCTAGTGCATTATTTAATGCTTGTTGAGCTGCCCACCTTTCTTTACTATCCCAATTAGGATACCAACTCTTGTTATCAATCCCCTTCTTTATATTAAGAAGGCGAGATTCCATATCTACTTTTTTAAGTCGTCCGTTCATGTATGTCCTGTACCTATTATCGGGCCAAGGACAACTAGCATAGTTTCTAGGAAATAACACTAAGTTTCTTCAACCTTTTTTTTCTTACTACCTATATTATACTTTGTCTCAAGTATCCAGTCACCTTTATCTTTATATGCTAATACTTTAATTTGATTTAAAGGTGCTATATCTTGTATTTTACTTGTGTCTATAATATCAACCAATCCCCAATCAGCAAGAAGCTGAGCAATACGATTCCTACGCTGAATGTCATTAGTAGTAAGATTGGCGTGTTTCCCGTCAAGTGCAAAAAGTTCTTTAAAGTGGACAAGGAAATACCTCCCCTGCTTATGCAGTATATGACATGATTGATATATCTTCTTCTCTTTCCTAGATGCTACACCAATTCTCGTAAGGGTTTCTCTTACCTTTAAAAAGTCATCAGGTTCGTTAAGTGTTACCTCAACCATTTGATCGGGTGTCCACTTTACTTCAGGCTCTTGAACCACACTCATTGTCTTCCTCCAGTTTCAAATTTAGATTTTATAAAATTAAGTTGTTCTTTCGTTAGGATTCGGAGAGCTTGTTTTGCCTTTTCGTTACTATAACCATAATAACGTTTCACCAAGTCAAGATCTTTAATCTCATCTTTACGTAACCAAGGAGAAAATCTCTTCTTAGGTCTGAGTGTATTTAGAAAAAAATCATATTGAAGTCTTTTTGGTAAGAAATGATACTTATTCATTTCATTAGAAAACATAATCGCATCAAGATGCCCAGAAAAAATACGATTTACAATATAGGGGGAATATTCCTTCTCTAATGAAGGGTCTTCATCAATCAAATTCTTCTTTGTCTGGTTAATTGAGTTCAACCAATCTTTCAATTCAGTCATAATGCAGGGCGTTTTATTTTATCATCTTTTAATGATATTATAATACGATTATTTTCATAATCAGCAGAGAAATCAAGTTCCACATCATGTGGCCACATCATCTCTTCATACAAGGCATTCAACCTTTCCATATCCTCATAGAGGTCATTTACATGTTCTTCGCTCATCGGATAATTTGGATGTTGTTGTCTTCTGTCCAGAGTTCGACTTTATCTCTGAATCTATTTTCCTGTTTAAGTTTCTCATATCTCTTGGTTGCTTTACGCTTCCACCAAGAAATAATATTCTCTAAATGAAACTTGTCCCAGTTCTGTCCTTTCTTTAATTTATCTTCTTCTCCAAGCAACACTTCTCTTATGTTAGCATATCCATAATCAGAAATATAAAATCTTTTCTTTTGAGTAAGTCCGAAAGCCATATCTATGACATCATTAAACTTTTCCAATTTCTCAGTCTTACCATACTCCTTAAGAGAGTTTTTAGTCCAAGCAATCATCTTAGTCTGTCTCTTCATCTTCTTAGAAGATGCTCTATTCTCTGTGAGAGGTTGATTATTATTTAACTTACTAAAATGGTCATGAAGTTTGTGAAACACATCTGCATGGAGCAGAGGAAGGAACTTACTCTCTGTTAAACCTTTATACCTCATGAAGGGTTTTAGTCCATCATACTGCGATGCTGATGTGGTAGAACCATACAAGGATGTAGTCTCAAATAAACCAATATCCTTCTCAAACACTTCATTAAGAGTCTCTCTAGCAAAATGAGAAATACATAAAAGTGCCAAGAGTTTTCCACCAAGATAATTATATCCAAACGGTTGTGATGGAACTATTACAAATCCCATAACAGCATGTTGATTAAATATAGAAAGATTAGGTTGATGACCTAACCAAAGATTTCTAGGTTTAGAATTAATAGTAGGAGACCCAAAACGAATAAATCCCAGTACCTGCTGAGATCTCTTCTCATAGACCATCCAACGAAGTTCTCTACCTGGTATATTACTTTCATTGTTATGTGATGAAACTGCTTGTAGAAGGTTTACATAATGCTCCTGTGGTAATGCATTCTGAAATCGTTTGCCAATAAACTTAATATCAAACTCCATCTCATTAGGATGAATATCCTCATTAAAAAACTCATCCTTTAATGATGTTAAAGGATTTTCTTCAGCAACTATTTCTCTCTTTACATATCGAAGATAATCCTCAATAGAAGTAAAGTGTTCAAAATAGTTAATAAATTCATCAGCAGCCCATTCAGCATCAGCCTCAGGAATAATCATAATCAAGGGTCAATTGAATTTCATTATCAAAGTTAGTGTAAGTTGGCTCATGAAAAGCACAATACTCACTAAAGGTAATCATCATTTCCTTACGTGTTAGGTTACAATGTTTTGCTGCTTTTGGCAAGTTCCATTTAGCAGAAAACAACATTTCCATTGCTTCTCTAGTTTCTATTCTCATAGAGCATCCATGTCTCCACCATGTCTTGGTTGATGATGCTTCATACCATCATGGTTACCATCATTAGGTAATTTACCAGTCATAAGATATTCTACAGTCTCTTTACAACCACGAAGATAATGAAGTTGTTCAGATGTTTTATCTGTTTGTTCTTGTGCTTTAATCTGTGTAATTCTCTTAGTAAATCTCTCTAAGAGTTGCTCTAAATTTTCTGTTTGTTTCATTAATAAAACCTCCTTTGCTCTCCAATGGAACCCTCAATTTCAATAACTAGCGTATCTATGATACGATTAAAAGATCTTGACATCTGACGATATCCAGATCCAACATACATCTGTCCTACAAATACTGATGCAGTAGCAAGGCCCCAAAAAATATAATAGAATTTGGATTTCACTTGTGCCTTTTGTTTTTCTTTAGTAATCATTTTAATCCATCATTTAAATTCACATTCTACCATAACCTCGGTCAAACATGCAAGCATATTTATTTCTTGGTCTGCGACAAATGCCATTTGATATTGATACTTAGCAATAATAAGAACAGCAGCAGGAATGGTATTCGGAACCAAAGACTCATAGAGACTGTCATAAATCCTACGAAATAGGACAGAAGTATCATTATCCATATTATTGTTGACCCACTTACGTACTTCAGGAAAGTTTTTTGCTTTAAGGTTTTTAATAAGGTCATTGACAGCAACGTCTGAGAATGCAGCTAGTATACCACTATCTATCTTTCCTGCAACTGAATATCTTTGACACTCATTAAGAACTCGTCTCCAGTCTGGAAAATGTTTATTAATTAATTCTACGAGTACCTTTTTGTCAGCCTCAATCCTTTCTTTGTCCAAGATAAAGTTGAGTCTTTGGAAGAAATTAGCAGCGATCTGTTGCTTCTCCTTTCCTCGAATAGAAAAGTCAACCACAGCACATCTGGAGTGGAGTGGTTCAAGGATTTTATTCTTGTAGTTGCAAGTGAAAATGAATCTACAGTTCCCTGCGAACTCTTCAATGAATGCTCTGAGTAACAATTGTACATCATTACCTGTGTTGTCTGCTTCATCGATAATGATGACCTTGTGCTTCGCCTCCGACGAAAGTGATACTGTTGATGCAAAGTTTTTTGCGTTGTTCCTGACTGTATCAAGGAATCTTCCCTCATCGGATCCGTTAATGACATAGAAGTCTACTCCAAGTTCATTACACAATGCCTTAGCAACAGTAGTCTTTCCTACACCTGGAGGACCAGCAAGAAGCATATTAGGTATTTCTCCTTTATTTAGAAATTCCTTAAAGGTTTTCTTAATGTTATCAGGAAGAATACATTCTTCAATTGTTTTGGGTCTGTATTTTTCAACCCATATAAAATCACTCATTTCTTTTTAAAGACACCAAATTTAGACAGTA